GAAGCGTGAAAAATCGCTGGCGAAACTGAGAGGAATTTAAGGAAGGATCTTCTATTAAGTGTCGCCATGTTGCGTTTCGTGTTCTAATATGTTTCCGTCAAGAATCATGTTGTGACGTAAGGTATAGCGTTCTACTGCGTTTTTGGCATGGCGAGCATTGATATAGTTACCGAGATATTCATCTTTACCAATGACCACAAAGGAGGTGCAAGATGACCTATTACCGGACATACCGATGCGAGATACTTCACCAACTATTCTACCGGTCTGTATTTCAAAGTATAGATGGTTGCCAGCTAACTGTCCATCTTCCCATGCATATTCCATTATTTCTTTTTCCAATTAATACCCAACAGTTTGTATAGTAATCTACGATACAATGGAGGTACTTTTTCTGATGTTACTACGATATTGTTGGTGTCGATATTAATACTGGTTGTCCATGTTGTTGGATAATTTACAAATTCGTGTACCGTGCCTAGTATCGGCATACTGTGAGTTCCAGCAATACCTTGGGCTCTATAATAAAGATGTGTTGGTCCGTATTCTAGGTCCAACTCCATCTGTTCGGTTAGTGGCCAAAAAAACTTAATCTCTGTTTGTGTACCAATCATTTTTCCACTCCCATATTAGTCCAATAATACCTTCGATAAACCACAATGCACACCAGAATACACAGGCCCAAGAAATCTGTTCATCGGTGAATACTCCGAATATAGGATAGGATAACACAGTCATCACCATGATGGCGAGAAAAGTAACAACGTGTACCACAAACCACTCATTACTGCCAGCTACTAGGAGTTTCTTCATGTTGCCATCCAATATACTAAAGTTAATCTAGGAGTATTCTTATAATCCATCGGTTGATATGCAGCATGGTATAGATGTGCTGGGAATATTACCAGCCGATTTGGTACCATACGAACATGGAAGGTCATTTCCCAATCTTCCATCTTTGGCCAATAATCATCACCATTCTCAAACGGTGCATTGGGATTAATCTGTTTAAAGAATCCTGTACCACCAGAACAATTCTGTTCGTCATTCAGATATACAAGGCAGGTAAACTGTTCTCTCGGTACCATCTTGTCGGAGTGTGGAAAGGCGTGGTCTGCTCTCCTTGGTTCTATCTGTTGAAACCAGTTGACACCAATAGAATCACTTAGATGGTGTGTGGTGTATTTGAAATAATCTTGGATTAACGATTGAGTTTTGGCCAACATATCGGTCTGTAGGCCAGGAAAGGTAAGGCGGCAATCATAGTAGTCCTTGAAGTTCCTACTATTGGCAGTTATCTTCCAGTTACCGGCTGGAGTATTTCCAACTAGTTCTCTGACACCTTCAAAATTAGAAAAGAATTCATCAACAACCAATACTGGTACATTATCTACTCTGATCAAATGTGCCTTTGGGTTATCATTAACCGCAAAAACTTCATTGTGTAAAAAAGGTTTCATAATTTATTGCATTGCAGTAAAACTAAGTATAAATACTAATATGGTGAATACTATCAAAAATGGTATTCAATAAAAATCTCAAAAGGAAAACAAATGAAATTATTAAGCAAAATCTACAACTTCTTCTTCGACCTTGGTTATTATGCCAAAATGGAACAATATATCAAGTCAAAGAATCCACAAACTCATGCAGAACTGGAAAGAGTTGTTCGTGATTACTATTCTGTCCGTGGTCTATAATGAGTTTTGAATTTATTATTACCATTCTATCTTGAACATTCTAGTCCTCGAAAATTAAAACAATATCGTCCTCGCTGACGATAAAATAATCTTGGTCGTCAAACTTCGTTTTGACGGCCTTGTTCCAATTCGGAAGGATTACTTGTCCTTCTTCAATCAGAGTAACATCAGGTCCAATTGAAACAACTGTACCTTTACTCACTTCTTCCGCATCAGCGTGTTTGAGAATAATACCTGAAGAAGTAACCTTCTCCTTCTCAATGATGGTTACAATAATATTTTTCTTAATAGGTTTTAACATCATCTTTCATTTTCTTCCTACATTCTTCAATCACTTTGAGGGGAACATCGGGGTGCCAACCACCGACTAACATATCACAATTATAACGGACTACCTGTGGAATGTCAAACGCTTTATGGTAATCATCATCAGATATCCAACCATAGATGGTAGAAAACACCAAAATCAAAACGATTATTTGGAGAAATTTAGGTCCAGATTCACCTTCTTCTAAAACAAAATCTTCTGCCAGAGCTTTAGCATCGTCAATATTAATCATAATACGTTTTTGCAAGAACTTGTCATCCAAATACATACTGACAGTATAACCATTTTCTGTTTTTGTTACTTCGGCTTTTTTGTTGCCGTTCATAAATTTAGACATCACTATTTCCATTTTTATCATCCTCGAAAGCAAAATTTTGAGCCGCTTCTTCGGCTCGTTCTTTAGTTAAGTAATATATAAAACCAATAGAAGTATCACCATGGTGATATTCTACTTTATATGGTTGTATATATTCTTTTTCAAAAAGAACGGTGGCCTTTCGACCACCGGCTTTGCCCACGAATGTAACAAGTTCTTCAAGTACCATTATGCAATCATTCCAATAAAACGATTTAATACTACACGATTAGATAAACGGTTACCAGCAAATTTACTAAATGCGGAAACCAAGCCACGGGTAGTGGCATTTTCTTTTACAACAAATTCAACATCATCATCAGTATCTAGTCCTTCTGAACGGAGTAAATAGTATTCATCGTAACCAGCATTGGTAACAGTAATACATTTGTTCTTACGGAACTCAGCTTTGTATTTGTCATGGTTAGCGGATCTAGGAAAGAAGTTATAGGCTTCACGACCAAATTCACGACCAGATAAAACAAAGAAACCAACAATATTACAACCTGTTCTTTTCTTCAGGATGGAAATAAAGTGACTTGTCAATTCACGACCACGAGCATAATCAACACGTTGCTCTTGTTTAGTAATTGGGTCACGCATCACGAAACATAGTTCTTTACCATAACTACTACTTCTGTCAATTTCTGGATTATTGTAACCCGCACCAATATAACCATTGTCAAATTGTGTGTATACATTTCTTAAACTTTGGCCTTCACCATCAGTTAAGAATACAGTATTAACCATTTGTAGTTTATATTGTTTCTGAAATTCTGGAATAATCTTTGCAGCAGATATAACAGTTTCATTCAAAGGAGTTCCACCCATTTGAAACCAACTTGGTTTCCAGCCACGCACTTGAGCCATATTAACTAATGCAGAACCGGCATAAGTGAATTCAGAAGCAGTCATCTTACTCGATAAGATATTAATCAATTTGAATCTGTGCATCTGAATATCACCAACAACTACCTTAGGTGTATAACATTCGTCAAATTCAGAACTGAAAGCATACACTTCATAAGGAATGTTTACCTTCTTACAAAACATCACCAAGTTAATCAACTGCTTCATGGTGTTCTCGATGTGGTTGTGCATAGAACCTGACCAATCGAGGAACATTACAAGACCATGTGATTTACCATTAGGTACAACTGTAACCTTTTTGAAGATATCATCCATCAATTGATAACCATAAATCTTGGCCATGTTTAATTCGCCAGTTTTGGCAATAGAAGCACGTTTCATTTGATCCGCATTTTTGCGGAGTTCAAATTCTTTGGCCAAGTAACCAACAACTTTCTTGGCATCATTACGCATCTTGGTAAACTTTTCAGGATCCGTACCGAATCTTTTAGATTCAGGATATGGAGAATTGTAACTATTCATAATGCGAATAGTGTCGGCTTTATAACGGGTCCAAGTTTGTTTGTAAGAATAAATTGCTTCTTTCAAATCAATATCAGGAATATTGCCATAATAAAAAATACGTTTATCGTTAGCAAACAACTTGGATTCATTTTTGCGATAAGCTTCATCCGTATGTGAACGGATGCCATCTTCAGCAGGAGTATCGTATGGATTTTCTGGATTAGTTCCATAGGTTGAATCGCCACCTAATTGTTGTTCCGATTCTTCACTATCAAGGTCCGCTTCATCCGATTGTTTTGATTTTCTAGATTCAGTTTCATCATCCCAATCATCTTCATCGGAATCACCATAACCAAACGGATCAATTTCTTCATCAGATTCTTCATCCGGTTCTTCATAAACAGGAGATTCGGCTTTGCGTTTTTCGTTTTCTTCTTTGAGATATGCTTGAACCAATCTGGCCACTTCCATCACATCGTCATAAGATTGAGTATTTTCAATTTTATTGATTAGAGTTTTCTCAAAATCGGTAAATTTAATACCTTGTGCAGCGCCACCTTTGGTGTAAAGGTTAACTCGGTCAATAAAGTTTAAATCGTTTAAATCAACGCCGGCAGTTCCAAAGAAATCTTTATCAATAAGTTCTTTGTATGCACGGACAAAACTGGCACGAATACCAGGATATTTGTTTTTGATTTTACGCTCAATACGGGAATCTTCCAATACGTTCATAATACTCATTGGAATCTTTTCTTCCCAAGCTCTAGTCATACCTTCTAGTGGAGTATAAAGAGCATGGCCAACTTCGTGACCCATAAAAAGGTCATACAAGTAGCCAGAAATATTTTTATCTAAAACAGGAACCGTAAGAATACGATTCTTTACATCAAAAGCGGCAGTTTGCACGTTGCGCTGTTCGATGGTCAAGTTTTCGGTAGCCATCAATTTGGCGAGTAGTGATTTTGATTCAATAAGTTCCATAAGTTCTCCGATTTAATGAAACCATTATACTACAAATAATGCTTACCGTCAAATGCTTTTTGTAAAAGCGTTGTTTTTTAGCAACACCGTGCCTTATTGATACTCTTGCTTCATTTTTTGGTAGTCGGATTGGTCTTTTTCGTGACCGGTTAACGCTGCCCACTTTCGGATAACTTGATCCAGTGCTTCCCAAGGCTCCTGTTCGACTTCCGGCGTGACATTTTGCAAATGAATGTAATATCCGTTGTTACTCATGATTTTTTCCTTCATTTTTATCGAAAATTTGCTGCTCGATTGATGCAGCTAGCTCTTCAGCGAGCTTCGGATTGAATTTTACAAGAAAATACGCAACATCTTGCGCTGGAATATGTTGCATATTGAACATAATCTCATCAATGCCTCTTAAAATTTGTGTTTCTTCGTGTTTTGCTAACATAACTGCCTCATTGTATAGTAAAATTGTCAACGGATGATACAACACTACCTCTTTGCTTCGCTTTTCCTACTGATTCTAACCATTGTAGCTCAATTTTTAATTCTTCATCATTCAAATCATCAAGATATTCAGAATATTCTTTCCATTCTTCGTATGTAATACTCATCTTCTCATGCTCGCAATCTCTTTTGCTTCATTATCACTAAAAACAGGCACCGCATTACTTTTATGCATAGTGCCAATACCTTTGATTTTATCACCTGTATATGAATTTCCGAATTTCTTTGTGCAAGCGACAAATCCAGTATCCAAGGACGCAATCTTAGGAGATTCTCGGCCTGCAGGAACGGTAAACATTGGAGTTACTTTGGAAAACTTTGTGGATTTATTTTTACTGAAATTGGTAGACATCGAATTGATGGATAGTAACCATTCTTCGTGTTGTAATTTCTTGGCTTTAGAAACCTTGCGTTTCTTACTTTTTGGAATATAACCGTAAATTAACATATAATTCTCCATGACTGAAGAACCATTGTATTACAGATTGATGCTGGTGTCAAGTGTTTTGTTGTACCAAAACAACACTATTACCAATACCTTATTTCAAAGGCGGACATACCTACTTATGATGAAAATCCAAGATTTAAGTGGTAATCTTAACTTTTATCATCAGGTGAAATCATTTCTTCCACATCTTCAATCATTTCTTCATCCTGATGCTGAGTTAATAACTTTTTAATCTCTGCGTGTTCGTTACGATGTTTACTGTGAGTATATGTGTAATCATCATTATAGTCTTGGTTCTTACGAAACTTACCTACAAATTTTGTCACTTACTTCTCCTATTTCATGGTTTCAAAAGTTATGCCTCTAATCTTAGTTTCAGGCATATTATGCATATCTTCATCCGAAATATAGGTAATATCGGAATGAGGATAACAAATTTTTACAAGTTTTAATAATTGAATGATTGTACCATCAGAATCATTGAATGAGAATATTTCATCAACACAATTTATATTACTTACAATTTCTCGGCGAGTGGCATAATCTTGGACATATCCGCCTTGTGACCAGGCCATCCACCAGTCAGAATGAACGCCGACAATTAACCAATCACCCTTAGCTTTACATTTTTTAAGAAACTTTAATTCTTCAACAGATAGTGGGTCGAATGTGCCGCTTGTTATTATTATTCTATCTTTTTCGAACATTATGGTAATAGTTGTGGGAATGCCTCTTTAACAAATTTGTAATCTAAACCTTTTACACCTAAATCTTTTCTTAGTATGCCTATGACAACTTCTGCTTCACGGGGTTCAATCGATTCAATTAA